AGTACGGCGCAGATATTAACGGCGCTGGAGCTGTTGCCCGTGGTGTTGGTAGGCTAAAGGATTTTAAGGTAGGCGACACAATTTGGATTACAAACAATTTGCCGTACATTCGCAAACTGGAGTTTGGCTTGTATGGCAACCCCGAAGGCAGCGCGAACGGGCCCAAGACCATTAACGGCTACTCTACACAAGCACCAAGCGGATTTGTTAGAATTACGTTTCAAGAGATAATCAGCCAGTTTCCACGCATTGCAGCGAGTGTAATCAAATGAGCGTACAGAATATTCTCAGCGCGTTTCTTAACCGCCTTGATGCAATGACACCACCGCTGGCTACAAAAAAACCTAATGTGCCGTATACGCCTGTTACGGGCACGCCGTACCAACGCGCTAGGCTGATCCCCAACACGCCGGAAAACCCAACGCTGGGCGATCAGTACCACAGGGAAATAGGTTTGTTTGAGGTGGCGCTGTTTTACCCAATCAACACAGGAACGGGTGCAGCCAATACAAGGGCGCAAGCAATCAAAACGCAATTTGCGCGAGGGACAACAATGGTGCAAAATGGGCAAGTAATCAAGGTGTTGCGCACCCCAACCGTTGCGCCAGAGATTGAGGACGGGGATAGGTACATCATCCCCGTGACGATTGAATATTATTCAGAAGTTTTCACCGCCTGATGAAGGCATTTTTTTAAAGAGGACTTGTCATGTCAGAAGGCATTCAAAAAGTAGTAGTGCTGAATAAAGAGTCAGCATGGGGCACCAAGGCAGCAGACGACGCAAACGCACGCGAGTATCGCCGCGTTACCGCATCGTTCCAAGGTGAGAAGGATGCGTTTGCATCGACCGAGATTCGCACCGATCAGCAGATGGTCGATTCGCGTCACGGTACACGCCGATCTACAGGCGCATTGGCTGGCGAACTGTCCGGCGGTGCATACGATGAGCTGATCGCTGCGGCACTTCGCCGTGACTTTAGCGCAGGTGCTACCACTGGCGCCGTGATTGTCATTGCATCGGCTGTGGGCACGTTTACGCGATCTACTGGCTCGTTTGTGACCGATGGTTTTAATGTCGGCTCTGTAATCAGCGTTTCCGGCTTCACAAGCGCGGGTAATAACGGCCTGTTCTACATCCGTTCAATGACAGCCACCGTGTTGACCGTTGCAGCGTTGCAAGGTCAAACACAGACCGTTGAAGCAGAAGGCGACAGCGTGACTATTTTGGAAAAGGGTCAAAAAACCTTTGTGCCAAGCACAGGCCACACTGACGATAGTTTCACGGCGGAAGAATACTACCCAGATAACACTATTTCGCGCACATTCTTGGGCGAACAGGTGAACACAATGGCGGTTAGCTTGTCGCCTAACGCGATGGCAACGATCAACTTCGATTTTTTGGGCAAGGATGCTGAAGCGCCTACAGGTACACAGTATTTTAACAGCGCGTCGGCTCCGGGCACAGAGGGCACTTATGCGGGACAAGATGGATTTTGCTTTATCCAGGGGGTAGCCAATGCGAAGCTGACCAGTTTCAATTTTACGTTGAATGCCAACATTCAGCAGGAAGCGGTACTCTTTTCCAGCAGCATCGGCGCAAAAGCACGCGGCAAAGTCATGATGACTTACGATGCAACAGTTATTTTTGACGCTGATGATTTCCTTGGCTACTTCAACAACGAAACCGAGATCAGCGTTGGTTATGTGCTGATGAGCGCGGACAATTCCGAAGCGTTCAGCATCTATTTTCCACGCGCAAAGGTGAATAGCGCAACAACTGACGACGGCGAAAAGGTTATTATCTTGTCATTCGGCGGTGAAGTGTTGAAGTATGTGGGTTCGGCTGTTGGCGTGAATAACACAACCGTACAAATCCAGGACACTACGCTGGCTTAATGGTTTTGGTGTGGCTAGGCGAAAGCTGAAAGCATGTTGCCCTGCATGTTGCTACGCCAATCTCAACAGGGCAAAAAAGGGCAAATTATGAGCAAGAATGAATTAATTGATCTTTCAGTATTCAACACGGTGGCAGCGTCGACAGAGGGCGAGTGGCTGGAATTCAAATTCGGCGGCAAACCTACTGGGGTGCGTTTCAAAGTTTTGGGCAAACACTCTGAGCGTGTGCGCACTTACGAAACAGCCAAAACAAAGGCAATGGCTCGCAAGTCAAACATGGCTGAAAAGCGCAAAGCTACGCTGGATCTGCTCATGGAGTTGATTGAAACGCAAGACGACCGCAGCGTAGACGATGCGCTGGCACGTGTGTGCGACTGGGAAGGTGTGAAAGGGCAATACAATGATGCAGCGATGCGCGAATTTTTGACTCGTAACCCACAGTTTATTGATGAAGTTATGGAATTTTCTGACGATGCGTCTGTTTTCACGAAAGCCTTGTAGAGCAGTTGCTGGATTACTGCAAGGCTGAATTTGAGTTAAGCAAACTCTCTGCTGACAAAGAGCACAGTAAGCGGGAGCACTACATAGCAGCAGGCATTCCCCGTGAACAATGGGGTTTGCCTGACCCGCCAGAAGGGCTGTTGTACATTTGGGAATACTTCCTAAAGTTGTCGAACAGAAGGCAATCGGGGATGGGCGTGAACCCGATAAGCTACACGGAGCTGGATAGTTTTTTGAGGCGTTCCAATGTAGAATTGGATTCATGGGAAGTTGATTTAATTTTTGCCCTTGATGATATGGCAAGGAGAGCGGCGCAGTGAGTGTGGATATTCTCAACTTAGGCTACAAGGTAGACACTGCGCCGATTAAGCGTGCCGAGCAGGATTTGGGCAAGTTCGGTAGTGCGAATACTCGTGCGGCTGGCGAAGTCAACGAACTAGGCAAACGATCAGACTCAACAAGCAAACAGCTTGCCGGGTTCAAAACGCAAATAGCGGGACTTGTTGCTGTTTATGCATCATTTGCATCGGCACGCGCACTAATCGACATAGCCGACCAATACACCAAATTCACCGCACAGCTAAAACTAGCCACCGATTCTCAACAACAATTCACGCAAGCATACAGCAACGTCGTAGATATTGCGCGATCAACCCAGTCAGAAATTGGCGGCTTGGGTACGCTTTACGCTCGAATCGCAAATGCAACCCGTGAATTCGGAATTGCCCAGTCGGACGTTGCCAAAATAACGGAAACGGTTGGCCTTTCTTTGCGCGTGAGTGGGGCTACTGCTGTCGAATCCGCATCGGCCATGTTGCAATTGTCTCAAGCGTTTGGTTCTGGCGTGTTGCGTGGCGAAGAATTCAACGCAGTAAATGAAGCGGCACCAGGATTGATGCGCTTGCTTGCTGAATCAATTGGTGCGCCTGTTGGCGCATTGCGTGAAATGGCAAGCAACGGCGAATTGACTGCGGACGTGTTGGCGCGTGCGTTTAAGGATGACGAACTGCTGGCTAAACTGCGGGAGCAGGTTAAAGAGGTTCAGACTGTATCAAGCGCAATCACATCTCTTGGCAATGAATTGAAGGTGGCCATTGGTCAGATTGATAAAGCTACTGGTGCAACTGAGAATTTTGCTAATGCGATTCTTGGCGTTGCAAGATCAATATCGAAACTTGAAGATGTATACCCTCAAATCAAGCCTTATCTTCAAGGTGGAGCAGTAGCGGCTGGGCTTTATTTGCTGCCCGGATTAATCACTAATGTATCCCTTGCGATTTCAAGCAGATTGATTCCGTCTTTAATTTTGTTGGCTCCTTATGTGGCTGTCTTTAGTGCTTTGACATTGGCTGCTGGTTCGGCTATCAAAGTGCTTAATGCTCAGTCAGCAGCATTACAAAATGCAGAATCCACAGCTAAACGAGTGGCCAATTTGCAAGAGCAAATTGCAAAAGCACAGGCATTGATTGAATCTGGGCAGGGTTCGTCTGTGACTGTTGAGCGTCTTAAAACCATGAAGGCTCAATTGGTCGAAGCGCAAGATGCATTGGAAAAATTCAAGGTGGCGGCACAAGCGGCGCAGTCTCAAGATGAAGAGCAGGTTAAGACGCAAAATACTGTCATTCAAAGTATCAAAGACAAGGTAAAGGAACAAAGAAAAGCAGAAAAACAATTAAAGGAACTGCAAAAGGCACGAGAAAAAGCATTAGATCAGCAACTTAATGTTTTAAATGCAGAAGCAAACGTAACAGACCAGATTAAAGAACAAACAATTCAAATTATTGAACAAACCCGCGCAGTTGGGATGAGCGAAAGCCAGTTACGTCAATTGGAATTAGCAAAAATTGACGATCAAATTGCGACGACTGAACAACGAATCTCAATGATTAGTTTTGGTGACGCAAACGACGATTTAATAAAACAATACAAAGAACAAATAGCGGCGCTCAATAATTTAAAAAGCGCAAAGACTGGTTTGTACAACAAGCAGGCGGCACAAAGGATTGTTGATGCAAACAAAGACGTTGCAAAACAAATCGAAAACGATTTGGTAAACGCTTTCGAAAACGCTTTTTTGCGCGGCGGTGATTTTGCATCAAGTTTAAAGCGCGCGATTGAAGCGCAATTCGCTAAGCTAGTTTTAAGGCCAGTCATTCAAAGCGCCGTAAGTTCGGCTGGTTCTTCGATATCTTCTGTTGTTAGTGGTTCTGGTCTAAGTGGAGGCGGGCTACCTTCAAATCAAGATGGAGCATTGAGTTCCTTAGTTACTGGTGGTTTACAAGGGATAGGTTTGAATTCTTTCCTGAATAATGCAGGGACTATATTTAGTGGAACTTATGATGTAGTGAAAATGCTTGGCGGCACAGTAAATACCGCTGCAACTGTCGCAGGTAGTGCTGCTAGTATGGCTAACACAATTGCACCGTATGCAGGAAGTATAGTTCAACTTCTACAAGGAGACGTAAAGGGTGCTGCTGGTTCTGCTATTGGTACTGCTATTGGTTCTTTAGCGGGCCCATTAGGTGCTGCTTTGGGTGGTTATATCGGTGGTAAATTATTTAGTGGTTCTAGCAAAGTATCTGCTCGTATACTAGACCAGAATTTCTTAGCTAGTAACGAACAAGGTTTACAGTCTAGCTATTCAGATATTTTATCTTCGTTAGGTGGAACTGGTTCTGCTAGTTTTTTCTTTGGTGGTAATACTGGTAGGCAAGGTCAAAACCCTAACTTTCACTTAGGTGTGGATTTAGCTTCTGGTAGAAGATTCACTACTTTAGAAAGCAGAGCCGGGGCAACTGGCGAAAACGGAACGTTTTTAGGATCTGAGATTGCGCTCAACCAAGAGAATATTTCTTTATTTGCTACTCGGGCTGTTGTGACTGCTTTACAAGAGTCAAACTTTTCTCGGAACATCAATGAGCTTTTTGACTCAATTGATGAGCGTACAGCGAGCATGGAGGAGTTGACGCAGCTTTTTTCTGATGCTGAATCGCTGAAAAACTTTAACGATGCAATGCGCGAAATGAACGGTCCGCTTCGTTCTCTTTCTAACTCTTCATTGGATGCAACTCTATCATTCTTGCGGGCTGTTAATGGTCTTGAAGGTTTCCAGCAAAGGATGTCGTTTTTCTACAAAGAATTCACGAGCGATGCCGAGCAATTTTCTGACATGTCTTCGATGTTGTCTAGCGAGCTTCGCGCTGTTGGTGGCGGTTTGTTCTCGACTCGTGAGCAGTTTTCGGCTTTCTTCAAGACGCTAGGCCCGGATCAGTTTGCGCGCATCTCTGCTCTGTTGCCTCAAATTGATTCGTATTACGACACTATTGAACAGAGGCAAGCGGAATCATTTAAGGCCACTCTTGATAGCTTAGAGCGCATCCGTAATGCTGGCCTAGGCATTGCTGACTATTTGCGTCAACTCGGTATTACCGAGGAAACATTAAGCCCACAGAAGCGCCTACAGGCTGCTTCTGCTGAGTTCAATCGCTTGCTAAGTTTGAGTAAGCTTGGCGACGTAACATCTCTTGAGAAAATCACAGGAGCATCCGATCAGCTTTTGAATGCGGCTCGTTCGTTTTTCGGCTCAAATGCTGAGTTTAAAACTATCTTTGACCGGGTGACTACTGAGCTAAGTAGTTTGACGCAGGGACAAACAGGAAATGTTTTTACAGCCCAGCCGATCAATTTCCAGCGTCAAGATCAAACAAACCAAACCTTAATCACGGAGGTTCAAGGGCTGAGACAAGACATCGCAAGCGGTGATTCAATAAACATTAAAGTCGTGACGGTTGATGGCAAGGTGATTATGGAAGAAACCCTTAGCGCGGCCCGTGAACGTTCTCGCCGTGGTGAATTGGTTGTATATGCGGCGGGGGTTAAATGACGCTTGAAGAGTATTTCCAGACCGAGGACGCGGAGCGGAACCTTCTTGTTGAGATTGTTCGCAATAATGCAAGTTCGACGACCTATTATCTATCAGACTCTGACTACATCACAGAGCATGACGACACGCCTGCAAGCCGTTTTTATTCACCTGTGATTGGCGGCACAGGTTTAAGTGACATACGTAAGGTTCTTAACGATCCGTTTAGCGGGCAGGCCTCGACCGGATTTGGACAGATTACACTAGCAGATAATCAGGTTTGGACTGATACTGGCGGCGGTGTTTTTGACGAAACGCAGATTGAGTTGGTTCGTGGTGCCCTGGTTACGGCTTGGCTTGCTGGGCCGCCTCGTGATTTTTCACGGTCTACGGCTCTGCAATTACTTAATGGCAAAATAGGTCGCTCAGGTGGGTCTAGTGCAAATGAATGGACTTTTGAGGTTTTGGACGGGGCTCAAGAGATCAGTGACAAAATTGTTCCGGTTGACGACAAGCCAATTTGTTTTGGGTACTGTCGAAACATCACCCCGTTTCTGACAAACCCCTCATTGTTAGAGTATCACGTTCACGATGGGCAGATTGAGGAAGTTTTGGCGGTTTACGATCAGGGGTCACTATTGACGCTTACAACCGACTATTCGGTCGATTTGTCAACCGGAAAAATTACCCTTGTGGCCTCGCCAACTGGCATTGTGACCGCCGATGTTCGCGGCGCGAAAGTTTCCGGAACATGGTTGGACTCGACAGAAGAAATTAGCGGGGAGTTGATTTCTCGTGCGGGAATTTCAATCACGCAGACATACGATATTCCATCCGGCGTAATTGGTTTGTATGTGACGGAATCTACGCCTCTTGGTGTTTTACTAAATCAGCTAATGGCGGGGCTTGCTGGATATTGGCTAATTGACTCCAATAATAATTTTTATGCTGCCCAGTACCCAGTCCCGCAAGAGTCCGTAGCAGTGGCCAGCTATGACTCGACTCAGATACTCTCAGAAGTTAGGATTGAGGGAGAAGATCGTGTTTACAGCACAATCAACTATTCTTATCGTAAAAACTGGACACAATATCAAAGTCTTCCTGGGGCCAGCGCAGCGCAAGCTGATTTTAGCCAGAGACAGTATTTGCAGGCACTAGAAAATTCGTCATCCCCGGACGCTGAAATTGTTTATCAAGAGTCACCGCAATTAAATACATTTTTTGACTCACAAACCGACGCGCAGTCTGTGGCCCAGAGACTTTTGAGTATTTACGAGGTCCAGCGGAAAATTTATTCAGTAGACCTGCCCTATACAATCGCATTAGATCTGGGTGATAATGTGTCTATTGCTTTTGGCACGGATGTTGTCGTAGGGTGCATCATTTCCATCATTGATGTTTTTGATGGCGGCTTCCCAGTTAACAGGGTTCAAATTCTAGCATGAAGTCACTATTTCTATTCGGCAGTCAGGCAGACAATACGGACTCTTTGACGGCTTCAAGCGAAGCTTTGCCGATCGAAAACATTCAAAATCAACAACGCTCGAAGCCCTGGCGATCCGGTGCAGGCACAACGAGCAATTTCAGCCTTCAGTTAGCAAACCCGCTCGGAGTCACCCACATTGCTTTTGTTGATTTGAATTTAACCACGGCTGGGACGATTAGGATTCAGGGCTGGGACGATGCGATTGACGGCGCAACAAATACGGTTGATGTGACGATAAGCCCAACCCTGTATTCGTTTGCTGAAGAAGCCCTAGCGTATGGAGACGGCGATTATGGAACTGGTCTCTATGGGCTGAACACCCCGCTTGAACAGTTGCTCGGAAAGAACATCACAATTTACCCTCTCGGTTCTGTCATTTTTTCTGCGTATTGGAAGTTCACATTTGAAGACGAGAATACTGGCTATCAGCAACTTGGGCGTCTGGTCATGCAGTCAGCTACGGATTTTACCTATAACCTTAGTACGGGGTACAATTTGACTCGT